ATAAGGTATGGCCGGCCTATCAAGAAGTACAAGCAAGTAATATGTCAAAATCTTGCGCGACTGAAGAAGAAGCCGTGGCGACTGTCGCCCAAAGAAGTAAAGAACTCTCTGTCGCATGCCATTATGAGAAAGTCGAAGATAGATTCGTAGTATATAGAACAAGTGACAAAAAGGTCATGAAATCAATTAATTATTTTAGACCCGACCTAAGACAATTCTTTACAGATGAAGAAATTATAAAGTGTAAACCCCAACAACATTTAGGTATCTAGGGGGAACGAAGGGGGAACGATTTACATATGTATAATAAAACATAATATGCAAACTTGTCCCAAATGTAAGGTTGAAAAGCCTTTAACAACAGAATTTTTTTATAGAAATAAATCTAATGTTAGAGGTTTTCAATACACTTGTAAAGAATGTCACAAAACCCACTATAAGAGAAAAGATAATTATAGATGGTATAGCCAAGAATATGATTCAGCCTATAGGATGAAACGTTATAGAAACGACCCTGAATATAGGTTATTACATCAACTTAGAAGTAGAGTTAATCAATATCTAAAAAAGGGTAATCAAGATAAAACAATTGATTTTCTTGGTTGTTCTATCAAAGAATGGGTCGTATATTTAGAGCAACAATGGGATGGTAATATGACATGGGAAAACCATGGTACCTATTGGGAAATAGATCATATTCATCCATTAAGTAAAGGTGGTAGTTTTCATTATAAGAATACTCAGCCAATGGAAGTTGTAGAGAATAGGAAAAAAAGTAATAAGGTTATATAATGAGTAAGAAAGATAAAAAAGTATACGAAATTGATGGTAAAAAATTAACTATCCAAGAGCTATTTTGGAATTATGAAAAATATCAAGATAAAGTACGAAGTGGTGATGTGATACGTTTAGATGAGAAAACACCACCTAAAGATAAAGAATGGGAAAAATTTTATAATGGTCATCTTGAAGAATTTAAAAAAAATAATTTTATATAATGTATAAAAAGTGTTATCAAGGTAAAAAATTAGGAGATAATTATTTTGAAATGCATCTATGGGAAGAAGATGGTGGTCATCAAATAGTCCCCTATAGAAATGTAGTATATCAGGAGTGTACTGAAGAAGAACATACACATAAGGGGTTAAATGGTGAATTCCTAAAACCTATATCTAAATGGTTTTATTCTAAAAATCCTGATTATAGTGCTAAAAACACCCCTAATTTACATTTCCATGATATGAAACCACATCAAAAGTTCTTAGTTGAAAAGTATGGAACTAATGATGTTCCTTCTAAGGGACATAGGGAAGTATTTTTTGATATTGAATGTGAAATAGGAGGTGCATTAACTGAAGAATATATCGAAGATGCTCCCATGCCTATTACTTCTATTGCTTGGTGGGATAAACAAAAAGATTACTGGTCTATACTTATTTTAGATAAAAAAAGTCAATTAGCACATACTAAAACAGGAAAAAATAAAAATAAAGAAATTATTCCATGTGCTACAGAAAACGAATTATTAGCTAAATTTGTTGAAGCAATAAGAGAAATGGATCCAGATATATTAGTAGGTTATAACTCAGATTATTTTGATATACCCTACTTATACTACAGAATGTGTAGAACAATAGGTAAAGATTGGGCTGATCATTTATCTCCTATTGGTAAAGTAAATGCTAAAAAAGGTAATTCTTATTTCTTTAAACAAAACCAGTATGTAGATATTGTAGGTATTGAATCTTTAGATTATATCCGTTTACATAAAAAATATAGTTGGAAAGATGAACCAAGTTGGAAATTAGATGCAATTGGGAAGAAATATGTTGGTATGAATAAAATTGAATATGATGGTAATCTAGATCAATTATTTGAAACAGATATCCATAAATTTATTCAGTATAACTTTGTTGATGTTGAAATATTACAAAAACTAGATGAAAAACTACAATATTTAGCTTTAACTAAAAATTTATCTCATAAGGGAAAACACAATTATAGTGAAGTGTATGCTAATAGTATTTCACAAGATGGTGCTATTTCAGCTTATCTATTATCCCAAGACATAGTACCACCACCAAAAGAACCATTCCCTCAAAAGAAAGATAGTTACGCAGGAGGATATCTTTTCTGTCCTAAAGCAGGGTTGTATAAATATATGTTTGATGAAGATTTAACATCACTGTATCCATCGATAATAATGTCTATAAACATAGGTAAGGAAACATTTGTGGGGCGTATTGTAGATGCTAATGAACGTAATAATAGATTGGGTCTTAACGATCTAAAAGAACGTGACCCTGAAGAAGAATTATTAGTTGAGAATAAAAAACGACAACAAACTAATGTAAAGGTTGGTAGATTAATATCCATGATTGAAGAAAGTAAATTGCCAGTAGCAGCTAATGGTTCAATGTTTAGAACAGATAAAGAATCAGTTTTATCTACTATTCTAAAGAAATGGTTTGAAGAAAGAGTTGTATACAAAAACCGAATGAAAGAAGCTTATAAAGCAGGAGATAAGGAATTAGGTGAATATAATCATTTAATGCAATATACAATGAAAATTTTATTAAATTCACTTTATGGTGCGACAGCTTTACCAAGCTTCCGCTTTGGAATGAATTTCCAAACATTAAGTGAAGCTATAACCTTAAGTGGACACCGAATAATCCAAGAATCAGCTCTGTGTGCAAATCGTCATATGAATAACATTATGAAAAATGAGGATGCTATGAAAAAATTTAAAGAATCTCTCGACTTGTAATATCCTTTTACATATGTATAAACGTACCATAACGAAACGACTATGAAAACATTTATATATTGTATTGAGAGAATAAAAACAGGTAAAAAATATATTGGACAACATCGAGGAGATATTGAAGATAATTATTGGGGTAGTGGTAGAGCTATAAAAGCCTCTATTCGTAAACACGGTGTAGATTCGTTTAAGAAATATGTACTCGAATACTGTACTGAAGATGAAGTAGACGCGCT